ATATGTTGATATAATAGCTTGAGCAATACCTAATGCTTTTGCTGCATTAGAACCTTCTGTTGCAATACCAATACCTAATGCTGTAAATTTAAGTAATGTATCTGCTTTAAATTTCTCACCTTGTTCTATTATTTGACCAGTATCTTCTTCTCCTGTTTTTGTTATTTGTGCAATAGCTCTTGTTCTTGCATCTTCTAATGCTGCTGTATCTTCACCAAACTTCTTTGCTTGTTCTATAAGAGCATCATATCTTTCTTGTGTTTTAGTTACCTGCAATTCTCTTTTTTCATCTTCATTAACTGCTAATGCTTCTCTTTCTGCATCTTGAAAACTTTGCAGTGCATCTTCTTGTGCTTTTATTTCATCTTGTGCAGCTTTTGTTGCTGCATCATTTGCAGCTTTCTCCTCATTTTTTAATGCTATAATTTGACCTGTTACTTCTTTTTGTTTTGTAAGTCTAGATGTTTCTAAAGTAATTAAATCAGCTCTTAATTGTGCCTCCTCTGCTAAATCCTCTTTTGTAGATCCTGATAATTTGTTTTCTTCAATCTTAGCATTTAATCTAATCTGAGCTAACTTTATTTCTTTATTAGTAATTTCTTCATCTAATGCACTAGCATCTTGTAGAAATGCTATTCTTTCTTGAGTAGAAAACTTTTCTCTATCTACTGCTTTCTCTAAAAGGTCTGCTCTGTCTCTATCTGCTTTTGCTCTATCTACTAATAACTGTCTTTCTATTTTATCTGCTCTAGCTCTAGCATCAGCTAAATCTTCTGCTATTTTAATTTCTTTTCTAGTTTCTTCTCCAAAGTTTTTTACACCATCAACAGTATCATTTATGTTTTCTTTTAAGTCATTAAATGCATTTTTTACACCATCAAAATCCCTTCTTAAAAAACTACCTAGAATTTTACCTACATTTAATACAGCATTTCCTAAATCTTCCATAATGTCAAAAACATTACCAGTTATAACTGATATTCTTGCCATACCTTTAGCAAATTTGTTTTGTCCTTCTTCTGAATTTGTAAATGCTTTACTAACTGATGCTACTGCTAATGCAAATGCTCCAATACCTGTAGCAATAAGTACTCCTTTTAATGTCCTTAAACCTTTTATTGCAGTTGTAATAGTTTTAATTACATTCCTAAAGTTTGATACAAGACCACCTGAAAGAGTGTCAACAGATTCTAATGCACTCTCTGAGTGTTCTTCAACTTGCTCTAGTGCTTCAGAAGTAGCTTTTAGCTGTTCTTGAGCTTTCTGATTGTCTACTTCTATGTCTATTTTATATTTACCTGTTTTCATTGGTCTTGTTTATCAAATTTTGCTATTTTTTTAGCTAGTTTAAAGCCATTCTTCCAGTTATCAGGTAAATAGTGTGATCCTTGAGCAAATCTTATACTCTCAGTTTCTCCATTTACTACTTGTAACAGTTCTATAATATTCTTTAGCATATATTTATATAATACTTAATTGATTAGAATTTAATTTTTTTTGATATTCTTTATAATCATCTGATCCATTCCATGCATTCTCTCTCCACCATGATGTTACTATATATTTTGTACCTTCTTTTACATCTTCACCTGAGTGTAATTTATATTCATCAGGTTTACCCATATGTAAATTGTGCCAAACTACAGCTTTGTACTTTTTTGGTTGTATTTCTTTATTAAGGTGTCTAAAGTTTGTAGTACCACCTGTAAAATCATCATTTAAATACAGCATAAAGGTATAAGTTCTGTTTCCTGATGCTAAACAATTCATGTCATAGTGTTCTCCTATAAAGTAATCAGGATGCTCTCTAAAGTATTGACCTTTTTCATATCTCTGACCTTGCAATACTTCTCCTTTATTAAAAGGCACACCTAAATATTTAGCAATTCTTTGATGGATTCTTTTAACACATGGATTTTTACTGTCTAATGTTGCTGAGTAAGATGTTCTAGCATTATCTAGTTTGCTATATTGATTCTTAGATCCTGCTACAGTTGATTTATGTGCAAACTTATCTATTAAGTACATTAAGTGGTCTGCTTCTACTTTGTCTATAAAATTTTCTACTTCTTTAATCATTCTTTTTATTTTATTGTGATTGACAATTGTTAGTATATGCACCTTGTAAGTTTGTGCCTGACCAGTAATAATAGTCACCTGAAGGTTGGTCTGCAAAATACCTAGCAACAGACAATGGAGTACTACAAGATGAATTTGTATAAATAACACTTGCTTGTTCTATTGTATTTGCATCCATATAAACAGTTCTAGGTGTGGTTTGTAAACACAAATCAGCAGGTGAAGATGCATAAAACAAACTTTGACTTCCACATATTGGAGTAGGTGGAGGTGTAGGAGGAGGAGTAGGTGGTGTAGGTGCATTTTCATTACACTCTATACAATTTTCTCCTGATGTAGTTGCTGATGAAAATATTGTAAAGTTTGTTATGTCTTGTGGATTTACTGCATTTTCTAAATTTGTAACCCATCTATAACATGCATACCCTGTTGGTCCTCCACTTTGTAAAACCCACCATGATGAAAATTGCAGTGATTGACTTACAACATATAAAATTTGACCTGCAGGATCATCACAAGTAATGAACTGAGCATAATATGGACCTTGTGGTGCTGGTGGTGGTGCTGGTGGTGGTGATGTAGGACAACTTGTAAGTGTTGTTGTACTGATTACACCTGCATTAATTCCTGATGTTGTTAACCCTACAACTTCATAAATAGTAGATAATACATCTACAAAATCTCCTGTATTTACTGTAATTTGTGTGTTATCTTGTTGTGATCTCCATCCTGTTGTACCATCATCACATTTTTGTAATGCATAGTAGTTAGCTACTGGTGGTATTGTTGGACATCCAGTAGAACCTGTATCTGTTACAGTACCTACATTAGCAGTTGAGTTTGTAGTTCCAACAACTATATAAAAGACACCATTAGCATCTTGCACTCTTGTGCCATTAGGATCATTCTCAACTAGATTTGGTAGCTCTAAAGTTGTATTACCACTTCTATATCCACCTTGCAATGTACCACATTGTTTTAATGCCCAATATAATGGACAAGCTGTTAGTGTAGATTTTGTTACACTTCCAACTGATGTACCTGATTGACTAGTTCCTGTTACTTCATATATTTGACTTGGTGTAGCAGTTTCAAAAACAAAGTTTCCTACAGCTAAAGTACTTAATTGGGTTGTTGTTTGAGCTGATATATAACCTGTATTATTTGTAGAACATTGTCTAAGCTCCCAATAATATGGTGCTGTAGGTGGAGTGGTTGTTGGACACCCTGTTGCATTTAAACTAACTACTGATATAACACCACCAGTATATTGGTCTGGATCTGATGTTTGCCCATATACAATATAAACAATACCATCAGGTCCTTGTACTCTAGAACCATTTACAGGATCTTCTGTCATACCTGTTAATTCAGCAGTAGTCTGTTCTGAAACAAAACCACCTTGAGATGTAGTACATTTATATAATAACCAATAAAAATCTGTAGGAGTAGGAGTTACTGATGGACAGCCATTACTACCTAAATCTACTAATGCTCCTACAATTCCATTTGTATTAGTAGTAGTACCTATAACTGTATATATAAATCCATTTTCATCCTGTACTCTAGAACCAGTTTCACCATTAGGATCAATATCTAAATCAATTTGGTCTGTAGTCTCAGGTGATACATATCCTGTCTGATTATTCTCACATAGTTTTAATGAGTATCTTTCAGGATCAGGTGTACCTCCACCTGTAGGACATGTACAAGTAGATAAAGCTCCTATATTAATTGTACCAGTTGTATTACTTGTAGCTGCTACATAATAACATGTGCCATTATATGTTCTTTCAGTTCCTGCTAAACTAGATGAATTAGAATAACCATAATGTTGAACTGAGCTTGTGTTAGAACAGTCATTTAATGTATAATAATAAACAGGACAACTACAGCTAGATAAACTAATCACATCTATAGTTCCAGTATTGGTTGATGATGCTATATTATAACATGTGTTATTGTATGTTCTACTTCCTGATAATCCTGATGTAGCACTAAAACCATATAAAACTGTACCAGTTCCATCACATTTTGTCAGACTATAATAATAAGTAGTAGGACCTGATGTACAGTTATAAGCTGTTGGACTTACTGCTGTTACACTTTTAGGTGTTATTGATCCACCTGTTGATGTAGTGGTAGATGTTGTTGTGCTACTATTTATCACTACATATTCTACACTAGATCCATCTTGTACTTTTTGTGTTATTGCTAAAGTTGGATTTCCTACTTCTGTATCTGTTCTAAATGCATCATTATTATCAGAACATCTTTTTAACCTATAATATAATGTTGGAGGTGTAGTTGTTTGTGGACATCCTGAAAAACCTGTATCAGTAACTGTTTTTGATGTATATGTCCCTGCTCCCACATTACCTTTTACTATGTAGTAATTACCACTTCCATCAACTACTCTTTTATCATCTGCTAAATTTAAAGTAGATAATGGTGATGATGATTCATAAAATGTACCTAGATTGGCACAATCTTCAAAGTAAAGAACATTTGTTAATGGTGTAGTTGGTGGTTGAGTTGTTTCTCCTCCTCCTGTATCAGTTGGTGTAGTTGGTGCAATATCTACAGTTTCATTTAACAACTCTAATTGACTACTTCCTGTTAATAGGTTTGTAGTAATGCTGTTTATTTTATAAGATTCCCCACTAATCTTTACAATATCTGCAAGAGTATAGTTTAAAACAAACTTTTTTGGTAATCTAGCAGTAATGTTTGTAAGTCTTTTTGATCTATTAAAAACAGATTGAATATAAAATCTATAATATTTTTCAAATAATGTGTCTGTAAATGCTATACTGTTAGTAAACTCATTTAACTCTAAATTAAAATGTATGTTTTCTTTATTTACTTCAGGTAATATACTTACAGAATTACTTGGCATCCAAAACATACCAAAGTCATTTATTCCTCCAGTCCCTGTTTTCTGTTCTAAAAATCTAATATCATTTGCAGATTCTTGATATATTGGTATAAACAATAATGCATCTTTAAAATATGGTTCTCCATTTTCATTTGCCATCCATCCAACTTGCACTTCTGTTTCATTTGCACCATTTAATAGTTTTTCAAACTTCATATGTGCAAAAGGTACTTCTACATTAAATACACTGTTACTGCTATTTAAATCTTCATTGTTATTATAGCCTAAAGAACCCCATGATGAGCCACTTAATTGGTCATGTTGTTTTGCTAATTTAGAATCAGTGTCTTTGTATTTAAATTTTATTTCTTCATATGGTAGAGCTTTGTTAATTTTCATTGTTGTAGGATCTACAAATTCTGTTATGTCTCTAACTGATCCTGCATTATAAAATTCTTCTAGTGTTTTTACATGAATTATCCCATCTTGCTCAAATGCTGTAAGATTAAACATTTTAAACAAACCTGTAAGAAAGTCTATTGTTTTTATTGCAGGAAGATGATCTTTAATTATGAACTCTTTTTCTAAAGGTATTGATACATTTGTGAGTTGATGTGATGTTTGATTTCCACTTCCATCAGATGCTTGAAAAGTAAAATTAGATATATCAAATGCTGTATCAGTTTCTACTTCAATAGTATATCCTGCTGATGAATTATACATGATTACTGTAAAAGCATTTGTTGTGTTAGTCCCTCCTGTAAATGTTTGAGTATATACTTCAGAAGTTCCACCTCTTCTAACTCTAATTGTAAAAGTAGGATATGCTGTTGCTGTTTGGAAACTAAAGTTACCAACTATAGATTCATTTGAACTTAAACCAAAAACATATATTGCATTAAAAGTAACTGCAATTTTATTGTTTAATGCTGTTGCTGTACTAAAGCCTGATATTTGTTTTAAAGCAGTCCCCATGTTTTCAAACTGTCTACCTTCTGTATTTTGACACAACATATACAACTTCTTGTATGCTTCAGGTCCATTTGTTAAATCAAAGAAATCATCACTAAATCTAATTGATGTGTATTGGTTTTGTATAGCCCTTATAATTAAATGTACTGGTATTGCATATGTCAAATCTTCAAAGTACACTCCATGTACATCTGCAGCAGTTTCTGATCCTGCATTAGTTGGTGCTAAGTTCCCACCTAACTCTAAGTTCTCTGATCCATCTGAATTTTGATATGGTACAGTAATACCACCATCCATATACAATCTAGCTGAGTTAGATATTAATGGACAGATAACTGGTTTGTAGTATGTTACATTAGTCCCTAAGTCATCTACTGTTACTCCTACTTCATTGTTATTATTACCAACTGTACCAGTACCACCAGTTCCAAAAGGATTAGTTAGAAGATTTAATACTTGTGCTGCACTATATGTTGTATTAAAGTTGTCTAACCAGTTTAATGAATTAATCTCATCTTCTTTAAGTGTGTCTTTTAATGTTACAGTGTTTCCAAAAAATGTAACTCTATATGATTTAGGTTCATTGTTTTCTAAATCTACTCCATCTAATTTAAGTAGCCCTTCTTTAAATGGTATTGTGTTTAATTCTATTCTAGCAGATACTTTTTTTCTTGCATCAAATGATGTACCTGATCCTAGATTAAACCTATAGTAGTGTTTGAATATTTTGTTGTTTTCTTTAGATGCAGGTAAAGTAAAAGGTTTAGAAAAATCTGTAAACACTTTTGATACATCTTTTATATCCTGAATAGTTTGTGTTAAAGTAACACTTTCATCATCATAGATTTCAACTCTTTGATTATTTATATATAACTGGTATGCACTCATTATCTAACATTATTTATCATATCATATGCAAATTCAAAATCTAAACTATAATTTACTAGTCTATCATTTGTCCTTGTTTTCTTTTCTAATGAACTTGTTATTACATTGATAGGATAAACTGCTACACCTATTTCAGCCCATATTAACTCTGATAGCATGATTTGTTTTATAGGTTCAAATTGTCCTTCATCTACATAACCAGTGTTCATTGTAATTCTTTCTGATCCTTGTTTATTGTATTGATATTTTTGATGGTCAAATGTGTTATAAGTCTGACCTGATATTAAAGTGGATTTATAGCTTTCTTTAGTTACATTTAATGATTGTATGTTTTTCTTGTTAAAGTAATATTCTTGTAAAGCTCCAAACTTGTTTACAAATATAACCTTAATAATATTGTATATTGGTTCACATATCCTTTTGACATTTACAGTAATACCTGCTATTGTTTGACTTTGTCCATCTAATACTGTATCAGGAATTGTTGTATAAGTTATACCATTTGAACTTTCTGAAGGCACATATGCATCTCCAGTTTCAGGAAGATACATTGTAGTGTTACTTTGTAATAACTGTCCTGAAGATAATTGTTTATTAGAGCCTTCTTTAAATTCACTATATGCATCAAAACCATAAAGGTCATGAGTAATTGTTTGAGTTGCTGATTGTGGTGTTAATGCTCTTGTTGCTTTGTTACCTGCAAAAAACTCTATTTTAATTTGTGCATATTTTACTAGACTGTCTGTTGTATTAGAACTATATGGAAATACACCATCCCATGTAATGTCTAAGAAGTCTCTTATTAATTCTGATACTTCAAATATAACTCTATCACTTGCTGTATCTTTAGATATTACATATTGTGTAGCACTATTAATTGTAATTGTTAAGTCTGCTGAACCTGATGTTGCTGTAGAAGTTTCATCAATAAAAAAAGGTGATCTAAGTCTTGCTAAATAAGTTGCCATTATGTTGTTGTAAATTTTAAAAAGTTGTCAATGTCTAATTCATATTTCTGTATAAATTCATTTGGTAGTTTCTTGTATGCTGTTTCAAAAGCATCTGTAAAGAAGTAAGTAGGTTCTAATCCTTTCATGTATATACTTCTAGCTATTAGAAATGTTAGTGAGTTTCTAAAGCCTACTGATTTAACTGATCTGCTCTTAAACCTTCCTGAAGCATCTCTTATGCTTTTATTAAACTTACCTCCCTTTTGTATAACCCATTTATCAAATGCTTTAGGAGGAGGCATCTTATCTTTGAAACTATATGTAGGTAAACCTGCTTTTCTTTTACCATATCTTTTCTTCTTACCATCTACACCTGCATCTACATAAGCTCCATATGGTAACATCTCAAAACTCATTTCAAAAGATTTAGGATTTACTTTAGAATCACCTTTAATAGATCTTTGTAACTTACCTGATGCTTTCTTTTTAGCTAAGTTCTTTTTTGATAACCTAACTACTTCATTAACAAAGTCTTGTAATATTTTCTTAGTTTCATCAAATTTCATTAGCACTTATATATGTCATTAAAGAATTCTACTGTAATACTTGTAGACCATCCTGCTAATACATTTTCAAACCTATCAAAAAATGGTTCACATGTAGGATCTCCTACTAATTGATAACCATCATCATATAGTTGTCCTGATCTTAGTCTTGATGTTAGTCTATTTAATACAGCTAGTTGTGTGTTTAAAATATCCTGAGTGTTAGTGTTACCTGTAAATATATCAGCATTATATTCTTTCTTAGAATCTATTTGGTCCATTACTAGAACTGTAAAACTAAACTGTTGTGTTTTTTCTGTTTGTGTTACTGATTCAGGAATAATATGTGCAAGTGGAAACATAGATTGCTTCTCTAAGTCTACATCTGTAATATCACCAAATGTACAAGTTTCTATATTGTTGTTTGATAATAGTTCATTCTTTACTGTATCTAATACTAAGTAAAATCCTCTTATTCCTTTATCTGCTGTTGCCATATTTTCTTTTTAATCTTTGGTTTTCTAATGTGTTCTTTTCATTTACAAATTCTAAATACATTAAGATTTTATGAACCCCCTGTTCTGAGATATCTTCAAATCTTGTAACATCCCCTTGAGCTGCTTGGTAAAATGATGTATACCAACCCCATTTTCTATTAAACCCTCCTTCAGATGTGTAGCTTCCTTCAGAACTCCCCTCTGCAAATAGTCCATCATAACTTGAGATAACTCTTTCCCTAAATTCAACAAAAAAAAAACAGCACTCATTGCATATGCTAGAGGCATGTCTTTCATAGTTTCATCTGTTAGAGCTTTGTATTCTTTAATGTTATATCTACCTCTTACACTTATATCAACTGGTCTGTATAGAACTTGCATTGCTTTATGCATTTCTTGCCAATCTCCTAAGTAGCTATCTAAATCCACAAACTCTCCAAATGATATTTCATCTAGATTAGGTATGAAACCATAATTAGTTCCATT